GCGACCAACAACCATCCCGACAATACTTTGTTTCCGTCTACCAATGTCACTAGTTTTGCTAACGATCTTGATACCCTCGCTGCTAGTTTCCATGCTCCTCATGTGGTCCATAATATCTCTCAAACTAACGAAACAACTTTCAAGGTCCAGTGGCATTATCCTCTTCGTTTTCTTGATACTGGAACTCTTCTTGGAGTCAGCTCTTCGAACTACAATGCTTACGATATGATGGGCCGTTTCTGGGTCTGTGATATCGCGGGTATCCTTAACGCCTCAAGCATTAAGGTGGATGGTGATTACACTGTCTATATGTGGCTCGAAGATCTTGATCTCTTTTACCCAACTAGTTTTGATATTATTCATAATCGAATCTCCGCTCCTCTTGTTTTTCCGAATCGTCCTCTTCTCTCTGATCCTGACATTCCTGAAGCAAACGGTCCCGAACATCATTCCCATTTCCCAAAAGCCCAAATTGTTGCCCGAAATGATTATATTGATGACATCGCCCACCCCCCCGGTATCGCTAGACCGCAGGCCCTCACTGAGACTCAGGTCGAAGTGTCCGGCGGTACAGATGATAACATGATCTCATACTTCCAAATTCCCACCCTCTGTGCTTACCACAACTTCCCGGTCGGTCAAAAGACTTCCGGGAGGCTGTGGGTGCGACCCAACACCGGTAACATCACAAAGGATGCAGTTGCTAGTCTTGCCTCAATAATGATTCCAACAAAACTTGCCGTTTCAACCGATTTTTTTGTTTATTGGCGTGGTTCTATTGTTTTTGATATTGATTTTGTAATGTCTAAATTTCATACAGGTCGTGTTCAGTTTGGCTTCATCCCTCATGCATATATTGGTCCCACCGATCTCCCCGCAACCGAAATAGAAACTAGTGAAGAACTTTGGCAAAATATTGATTCCACTGTAGTTGATTTGCGTGAAACTCAATCCCTTTCAGTTGTTTGTCCGTATAAGAATACCACATTTATGGCTAACCGTGTAGATGTATCTGGAACTCTCATTTGGCGTACAGTTAATCCCATTCAAGCTCAATCAGGTGCTAGTTCTACTATCTCATGTTATATTCAATGTAGAGCTGGTTCCGATTTTCAAGTCGCCCGATTTTCCCCCCTGTTGGAGGCGTACGAGTGGTTTGAAACACCAGTCGCCGCTGCCGACCCCATCCCCGAAGCTAACGGTCTCGATCCCACTGATTTTGTTCCTGAATTCATTCCTGATGTAGTTAATGATGGTCCCGTAACTTTTTCTCAAGCCATGGCCGCCCCTTCTCGAACTTCAAATAATATTTGTGTAACTTTGCCTGAAACTAATCGCCTTGCCGTTCAATCCATGTACATAGGTGGTGACAATGACGTCCTCACTTGTGGTTATAGTTTGCCTCGTACCGATCAAATTGCAATAGTTTATCTTAGTCCTGTAGATTTCTCTCATCATCAGAAAATTAGAAATTTGTTTTATGGAATTCGTAGTGATGTGTATCTTAAGAGAACTGGTGCCAACAACCCTCCCGCCCGTTTTGGAACAATAGCCGAATCAAATGCCAACAATACCGATTCCGTTTACCCTTACCTTTCAAATGTAACGTATGATGGGCTGGGTCATATTCTCGATGTCCCCGCTTCTGGTCCAAAGACAACACCTTTTGGCCAAACCAACACCTTCATTTCTTCATTTCCTGGTTGCCGTTTGTTCCTCCCCTGGCTGATTCCTACCATTTCTGGGATCAGCGCCCCCCGCTCCCCCTCGTCTGCTTCAGTTACGTCTCGACATTTGCCGTTTCCCAAGCCTCGTTTGTGAGAGTTTTTATCCTTTTATGTAAATTTTATTTGTGTGAATGTTTTTTAGAAAATTTTTATAGAAAAATTTGTATTTGTTTTATTTAATTTAACTTTT